TTGCCCTCCCAAATGATCCCCCGCGCCGCTTGGCATCCAAAACAGCCGCTTTGGCGTTGTCAGCAATTTGCGGCATCATGCCCTTAATCTCGGCTCGCACAGTCTGTTGCACGCCTGTGCTGATGTTGATATTTTGAACGACCGTGACAGCCTCGCCACCGCCAGCCATGCGGGTTTGCGCTGGTGATAGTATTCTGCCATTCTGCGCGGGTACAAATAATTCGCGACCGCTTTCGCCCGTCATGTAAGCATTGCCAGCTTGGACGCTGCCGCCGCCTGCGCGTGTACCCATGAGCATTGATGAAAGAAACCCGCCGACGCCGCTGCCCATGCCAGACGTTGCCGCGTTGACCATTCTCTGCACAACAAGCACGCGATATAATTCTGATACAACTTGCGCCGCCATCGATTTGAATGCGTCTTTGACGTTCATTGTGCCATTCACTAGGCCCATCATGCTGCTTTCAATGCTGCTTTCAACCGTTTCAAAAACAGATGCAAACTTGCTGGCCTCGCGCCGCGCTTTTTGCATTTCTTGACGTGCTTGGTCAATCAAAGCGTTTGACTGATCTTGCGAAATTCTGCCGCTGTCTAATTCAGCATTGATGATGTGAAGCTGTTCTGCATATTTAATTGTCGCGTCAACCGCTGGGTTGAGCGACCGCACCAAATCCTCATATGCGCTGACCTGATCGCGAGTTGCAGCGGTTGTTTCTATGTCTGCAAAATCAATTCCATTGCCAAAACCACCCTTGTCGGGCAAGGCAGACGGCAACGGTTTTATCATCAGCGTGCCTTCAGTCATGGTCAGTTTTAAATTTGTATCTGTACCGACTAAACCAGAGATTTGCGTTTTTATATCGTTGATTTCTTTTGTCAGGCTTGCCAACTTACTTTTTTGTATTGCTAAATTCACGTTGTGCAATGGATTAAGGTCTTTTCGCAAATCATTTAGATTTTGCTCTGTCATCCGATCCATTAACTGTTGCTTTTCGTCTTGTGCCTTTGATAACCGAGCCTCTAAACTTTCCTTTATTATTCTCTCTGCATCGCCTGCACCCACCGTGCGTATATCAGTATCACCTCGCAATTGACCAAGTACGTCGCCAATCACTGCCGTGCCACTTGCTGCAGATGACAATACGCCCAATAATTTTTCAATTGCTGGGATGCCTGTGTTGATTATGAAGTCAGTTAAATTCTTTAATTTTTCCTGATTATTTATCAGCATATTTGTAAAACTTGTTTGAATGGTCGTGCCAAGCACATCTAATTTTGCGTCAAGTGCCGCCGCACCTGCGACCGTTTCATTTGACATGATTGCGCCAGCGTCACGCGCTTCTTTTCCTAACTCTCTGAAGCCAGAGGCATTATTTTTTAACAAAGGCACAAGCGCGGTTGCGTCAGATGCCATAGCCTCCATAAAGAACGTGAAATCTTGCTGGTTTGCGCCAGCCTTTTCCAAGGTGCTTGCGTATAGCTGCAACGCTTGCGGTCCTGACAAGTTTCGGAATTGATCAGCAGTAACGCCCACCAGTGGCGCGACCTGCTCAAAAAAGTCTTTCATTGGACCGCCGCCAGTTGCGAGAAAATCACCGACGCGGTCGTTCATATCCTTGATGATATCTGACAGTTTGTTTTGATCAATGCCGACCGTTTTAGCCGCAAATGCCAACTCTTGAAATTCTTCAGCGGTCGTGCCTGCGATGCGCGCCAAGTCGGCAATCTCTTTGCCAAGCGTGATAGCGTTTCTAGCCGCGCCAACGCTGACCGCCGCCGCAATAATTGGCGCAAGCCGTTTGGCCGCTTTGCCTAAACTGTCAAATGATTTAGATGTTCGGCTTAAGTTTTGCTGCGATTTTTTGGCAAATCTGTTGACGTTTTTTGTGCTGCGATCCAGCGCCTTTGTCAGCGCCTTATCCTGCGCAGATAAAATGATATTAAGCTGTTCTGCGCTGATTGCCATTGGCCGCAGCCTCCATCATTTGGTTTAATTCTGCTTTGGTCGGCGCGCCTGATCCCGGCGTTGCGGGTTCGTGCGCCTCTTGCCAACCTGCAAATACAAGAAAGGCATCCTTTGGGATCATGTTGCGAATATCGTCAGGTTTAAGACCAGCAATAATTCCGCTTTTAATCATCTGCCGCACGTTTAGGCGGCGAGGCTTTTCTGTGACTTTTTTTTTGATGTTTCATCATTCACGTCAGGCATGAACGCCACGCCTAAAACTGCCTGCGCGATCTGATAAAACCGCAAAAGGCTTTCTGGTCCTGCCGCTTGAATTATTGCGTCTGCCTCGGCGTCTTTTTTACCACCGCCAACTAAGCCCAAAGCCAGCAAGTCGCGCACTTCTTTTGAATTTGGCTTTTGACCGCGATCAAAAAAGCCTTCCCAAAGTTCAAAGATGCCTCTGTGTTTATCTTCAAAACGTTCAATTTCGCGGTTACGCAAAACGAATGAATAAGAGGCGTCACCGATTGTTTCGACAACGCCTCCTCTTGGTGCTTCAGCGGTTATGCTCATCAATCAGCGGCGAATGTAACCAACGTCGAAGATGATAGGCTGATTGAAAACGTCACAGCGCCTTCAGTCTCACCGCCCATCTCGAAACTATCAACGTGAAACGCGCCATAATATGCGCCAAATCCCGGCACAGTGATTTTGATGTTTCTAATAGGGCTGGCCGACAGAACTAGCGTGTTCATTGCGTCCAAGCTGGTCGTGCCGGCAAAAATGCCGTCACCTGATATGGTCATCTGCTTCAGACCAGACAGGCTTTCCGACCAGATCACGCCAGCTTCAGCGCCATCAACCGGCGTAGTTGCATCGATTGGCGAGTTATTTATTGTTAAAGACTTTGAATTGATGCCCGCAATCGTTGTATAAGTGTCATTTGCGTTTGCATCGCCATCGGCCTCGGTGCCAAGCGCCAGCAGCAAGCCGCGCCCAAGTTGCTTTGCCATTGTCGTGGCTCCTTCTGTGGGAAAATGGACGTCATCTCGACGTTCAAAAGCGGTTGCCTAAGCCGCAAAAAGGCAGTGAAAACCTAAGTGGTCTCCATCATGACGTTAAAAGAAATATAGGCTGTGTAGCCTCGCCCATCGGCGTCTCTTTCAGCGAAATAATCATCAAAAATAAGTTCGATCAGGTTAAAACCTGTTGTTGTCACGCTGGCCTCTTGCCTGTGCAGCGCAGCCCTGACAGCCTCAACAACTTGGGTTGCCTCAACGCGACCTGACGCGCTGCGAGAATGCGCGCGCATAGTCAGGTCAACCCGCGCGCCGGTCTTGTCATCAACATCAAATATGCGCGGCTGCACCTCAACGAAACGCAGGTATGGAAAAACAACATCGGCAGGCGGCTCGTCATATACGCGCGTCGATATCAGCGCAGTCAGATCGGTATAATTGATCAGCCGCGTGCGAATACCTTTCTGCAGGGCAAGTCCAAAACCGTCAGCCATTTATGCTTTCTCCATTCCGATTTTAACCGCGCGTTTGATTGCGCGCTGGAATTTATCGCCAATGAAATTTCGGGTTGTTTGGATGTATTGATAACCCTGCATCGATCCGCGATCTTTGCGAGTTGCGCCATACGAAATGCTGACCTGCCTGACCGCGCTTTCCTTTGTCCCGCGATTAAAATTTACAAAACCTAAAACGCCGTTATCGTTGACCATGACGTGACTGCTAATTGCCGCAATCGTTTCGCCGCTTTTTTTAGGCGCAATCCTGCGCGCAAAATTACGATAACGCTTGGTCGATCGGCGCGTGACTTTTTCCAATTCCTCGCGCACAGTGTCAGGCATTTTTTTAAGCTGCTTTGATAAAGCGCGCTGGCCCGTAACCTTCAAGATGCCACGCCTTTTTCTAGCACAAACTCACGCATTTCGCCCTTGGCGTCGGCCTGCGTGGCGGTCTGTATGCTCCAAGTAATACCGCGCGCAATTACGCGATCTGCCGCTGTGATCGCCGCTGTGACGCTGTCAGAGCGACATAGCAGAATAGCGCGCGCCACGTCTTGCAGTGCGCCACCCTCAACTTGCCGCTGACCTGTTTTTTCGGTCAACTCTGCAGATCGCGTCGCTAAATCTGACCAGTTGTTGTATTCGTTCCCATATTCATCAGAACCAGCATCAAGCCGCTGAAACGTTACACGGTCGCGCAGCAATCCTGCTCTAGCCATACCAGTGACCTCTGCTTTGATTCAGCATATCCTCAAACCCATAAGGCAACGTTTTTGAGATTGTGCCTATTAGTTCAAGTTCACGATTTTCATAATGGTAAGCCACCAGCATCATAAGCGCGTGCCTGACGTTCTGCGGTACGCTGTGCGACGTGCCGCCATAGCCACAAACATATTCTATCTTTATTGCGTCATCTCGCTGAAATGTTGTCGGCCAATTAAACCCGTTCTTAGGCGCAACGATTTTGCGCGTCTTGGTGCCTAAAACATTATAATTTGACAGCGTGTCGGTTTGCAGCGCGTTGTTGACGTCGTAATATTTGACCGCAGAGACAGACTGCACCGGGCCAAGCAATAGCGTTACTGTGCCGGGATTTTGCCCCAGCCATTGACCCCAAGTTTGCGTCATCATGCACGCACCCAGCGCGCCAGTGGCGTCAACGTAAGAAGTCGCAACATTGATCAGCCGCGCAATAATCACATCATCGTCGTTATGCTCAACGCGAAGTTGCGCCTTGGCCTCTGACAATAAAATAGGATCGGCAACGGCAGGCGTAACCAGCTCAAGTGCGTGCTGTGCAGTCAGTGTCATTTTTTAGTTGCCTTGCTTTTAACAACTTTTTTGACCGCGCGTTCAATCTTCGTGGCGTTAACAACAGGCTCGGCAATGCCAGCCTCAATATAGCGTTTTCCTTCAGCATCGGTCACTTCAATCTCATCGCCAAAGTTGTGCGAAAAATCGGCACCTGCCATGCTGGTCAACATTCTAATTTTCATTTTGAAAAACCTTCCAAAAAAAGGAATGGGCAGGGCCATTATAGCCCCGCCCGATATCAATTAAGCAGTGATCATGTGCTTGATTGCTGCGGTGTTGACCAAGCAACCGTCAAAGCGAATATAACCAAGAATGCCAAAGTCAGGAGCAAATCTTTCTCTCGCAACATAGATCGAAGGCGCGCCAACTTTGCGAACGTAAAACTTTGACATGTCACCAAAGATCATGACCTTTTTCGCAGTCGCCAAGCTGTCCATCGCTTGGTTGATCACAACATTGTAGCCGAGTAAGCTAGCAGGCACCCCGGCCTGATAATTTCCCATGGCCCAAAGGTAGTTTCCGTTTCCAT